AAGCTATAAAAATGTGCGGCGATCGTTTCGTTTACTGCGATACGGACAGTGTAAAATATTTAGGATCCATCGACTTTGATTCTTTTAACGCTAAAAAGCGCCGGAGATCTGAGGAAAATGGAGCCGTTGCCGTGGATCCGGCAGGCGTCAAGCATTATTTAGGGGTCATGGAGCATGACGCCGATTATTCAGAGTTTGCTACTATGGGCGCTAAAAAGTACGCTTACAGATACCCTGACGGTAAACTGGGCATAACCATCGCAGGCGTTAACAAAAGCAAAGGCGCGGAAGAGCTGGAGGCAGCCGGAGGCCTGAGCGCTTTCAAAGAGGGTTTTGTATTTAAAAAGGCGGGAGGCACTGAGAGCATTTATAATGACGTGCCGGCCGTGGATCATATAGTAAGAGAGGGCCGGGAGATCCCTATAACATCAAATTTATATATCAAGGATTCCGAATATACTTTGGGGATCACCGGCGAGTATTACAGGATCCTGCAGCATGCGAACGTATGGCGTGAAATATTTTTAAAAAAGTGGTAAAAAGTACTTGCAAAGTGTTCTTGAATACTATATAATAAAGACAGTTAGAAAAGCACTTAAATATGGAGGTATGAAGATGTTGACAAGAGATTTTTTAATGCACATTCAACCAACGATGAAGGTTATACAGTTTGACCAGGACGCCATAGGCGGGAACTTCAGAAAAGAGGATGAAGCCGGAGCGCTGGCCATCGCACATCACTTTGACTATGACAGCGTTGTGGAGGATTTCGTCATAACGCCTGATATGGTAACTATATTTATTAAAAGAAAATAGGAGGACAAGTAAATGAAGATTATTAACCAGTTTCCCAACGAATTAAGCAAGCGTGACGCCTACAGACTGACTAAGGCTCAGAGCGTAAAGAAGATGAGCGAGGCCGCAGGGTCCGTACTTAATCCTACCGCATGGGTCCTTTATGAGGATCTCGACAACAAGTCCGGAGAAGTTAAGACCGTGTTAACCATTGAAGATAACGGCGAGATCTTCGGAACCATCTCAGGAACCTTCATCAGGGAATTCTGCGATGCCTGCGAGGCTTTCGACAACAATCCCGGAGCGATCAAGGTTATTGAGGGAACTACAAAAAGCGGACGTAAGTTTATCACTTGTGAGTTAGCGTAAAGGACGGAGGCGGGACAATATCCCGCCTTTTATTTTTAGGGAGGTATGACGATGTTTAATATTTTATATCATGTATTTTGTGAAACAGGTTTTCCGGTCGTTGCGCTTTTAGCGCTGGGCATTGTGCTGGGCGTTCTGATGTTGACGGAGGTGGAAAAATGATCACGTTACAAGGCTTTTTAAATATGATAATAGGACCGTCTTTCACATGGGTTCACATCATGGATCCGCTGACATATAAGGAACTATCCCGTGGGTATGTTGATGATCTGCTTAAAGAGCATACACAATTCATACAAAAGTTTGAAGTCGTATCGTTTTACACAGTGCGAGAAGTCCTATATATCAATGTAAGGAGAATGATATGAGGATTATTAAACTTTTTAAGAAAAAGAAAAAAGAAAGTTTAAGAGTTTACTGTTTAAATAAATATGGCGAGGAATTTATCGAAAAATATGACGCTCTTAATAAAGGAATCCCAATAGGAAATTTATATGAAACCATTTCATTTCTTGATGATGTTTCTATAGCGAAAAAAGAATGGCAAAAGAGAGTGAAAGGAGAATATAATGAATAATAAAATATATCTTCCCTCCGGGTATTTGAATATCCGGGGGATTTTGTCATATAACTGTACTTTTAATTTTATAGTCGGAGGACGTGCCACGGGCAAGACCTACGGCGCACTTTCAACGGTCCTTGATGATCATATAAAATTTATGCTGATGAGAAGAACGCAGGCGCAGGCTGATCTGATAAACAAGCCTGATTTTTCACCGTTCAAGCCTGTTTGCGATGATAAACACATTGAGATCACAACGGCGAGCGTATCAAAGTACAACGCTAAGTTTATGCTTGATGATGAAACTATTGGATATACTTGTGCGCTGTCTACTATCGCCAATATGAGAGGTTTTTCGGCTGAAGATATAAAGTTGTTGCTGTATGACGAATTCATCCCAGAGAAACACGAACGGCCAATTAAGGCAGAGGGTGCTGCTTTTCTTAATGCGTACGAAACAATGAACCGTAACAGGGAATTAAAAGGGAAGAGGCCTTTAACGGTGTTATGCCTCGCAAACGCTTTTGATATAGCCAATCCTATATTTTTAGAGCTGGGCCTTGTAGGGATCGCTGAAAAGATGAAACAGAACGGCCGTGAGTTATACATTGACCGGGACAAAAGTATTTTAATATTAATGCCGGATAGCAATAAGATAATGAAGGAAAAAAGCGAGACCGCCTTGTATAAGCTGACAGAAGGCTCTGAATTCAGCTCTATGGCGCTTAATAACGACTTTATATATAATCCGACGGATAATATAAAATCAATGGCGTTAAGAGAGTTTAACCCTATTGTAACAGTCGGAGAGATCACTATATATAAGCATAAATCAAAACGTTTATATTATGTATCAGAACACAGGACCGGAAACCCACCAACATTCACTACTGACGAAATAGGTTTAAAAAGATATATAAAAAACTACGGCATGCGCTTTTATAGGCTTTATATGCAAAATTGTTTTAAATTTGAAAACATGTTGACAAAAAGTCTTTTTGAATTATATAATATATAGAGAGGCCGGGGAGCGCAAAGGCAGCCCCGGAAGGGCGCGCGTTTCCTTGCCTGGGAAACTAACCCCGGCCCGCTTTAAAAAGGAGGCTTAAACATGGATTATGATATTTTGATCAATGCCGTATCAACGCTTGGGTTCCCTATTGTGGTTTCGGCGGCTCTATTCTGGTATGTGAACAGACAGCAGGAAAATCACAAAGAGGAAATAACGGCCCTGCGTGATACGATAAATGAAAATACTACAATTCTTCATGAATTAAAGGAATTGATAAAGGTGATCGCGGAAAAATGAGTAATTCAAATTTAGTAGATTATGTGAGATTATCACCGCATTATGATTCGCGAGGCGGTAGAAAGATAACTGACATAACAATTCATCATATGGCCGGAAATCTTACTGTTTATCAGTGCGGGGAAGTTTTTCAGACGCGCGAGGCGTCAGCAAATTATGGAATTGACAGCGCGGGCCGTATCGGTTTATATGTAGATGAAAAATTCGCGTCATGGGCTAATTCAAATTTTGCAAGTAATCAGAGATCTATTACAATCGAACTGGCTAATGATGTGATCGGCGGTAATTGGCACGTTTCTGATAAAGCTCTTCAGCGCTGCATTGATCTCTGTGTTGACATCTGCAAGAGAAACGGAATTAAATATATTAATTACACGGGCGACACGTCCGGAAACCTTACACGGCATAATATGTTTACTGCGACCTTATGCCCGGGACCGTATCTGCAGTCAAAATTCCCATATATACAAAATGAGATAAACCGCAGATTGGGAAAGCCTGATAAACTGATCGTTGATGGACTGTTCGGCGAGCTGTCAACTCTAAAACTGCAAACCTTTCTCGGAACTCCGAGAGACGGCAAGATCACGGGACAGACCGAGCCTTGCAGACCGTATCTTAAAAACTGGTTAACTGTAGTTTATAATGATGGTTATACAGGATCACGTTGTATCTACTATCTTCAGCAATATCTCAGATCAAAACATTATAATCCCGGAACTATAGACGGGCTGTGCGGTTACAATACTGTTAAAGCTCTTCAGGAATTTCTTAACAGTAAAGGTTACAATGCCGGAACTATAGACGGATATTTCGGACCAAATACGGCAAAGGCTTTTCAGCGTTTTTTAAATGATAATTAAATAAAGGAGGATAAGGACAAATGACTATTGATGAGATTTTAAAACTTGGAGCCATGGGCTACACAAAGGAAGATATTGAGGCCATGGATAAGACCGAGCCGGAACCCGCAAAGGATCCGGAACCCGCTAAAGATCCGGAACCCGCAAAGGATCCGGAACCCGCAAAGGAACCTGCCGAGGATCCAACAAAGGACCTTTTAAAGTTTATGGCAGGCGAGTTTGAAAAATTACAAAAGTCTATTCAGGACGCTAATATTTTAGGGTCCAATATTGATACACCAAAAGAAAAAACGGCGGAGGATGTACTTGCGGAACTGATCGCACCGCCAAAGAAAAAAGGAGGTAAATAAAATGAGTGTAAACAACATGAATTTTGAACAGGCCGCAACATTACTGAACGCCGTTCACTCTCAGGTAACCGGCAAGGCCCAGATCGCGCCGGCTGATGTTTCTGAGTTTATTTCAGTAGCTCAGAA